AGCGATGTCATAAGCGACAAGGTTAGGCATTGAACGGCGGATTAGGCTGATTAGGATTGGATCGAAACCAGCAAGACCAGCAGTGTTGGTCGATGATAGAGCTGAACCAGCAGGTGAAATAGTACCAGCGCCCAGTGCGTTTACTGGCAATGCTTCGTTGAGCATTCCATGCTCTTCGCGGATTGCACGCTCTTGATTTTCTAGCAGGGTAGCGACAACTTTTCTACGATATGGATCAGCAATTTCTGGAAGATCCTTATGACCTAGAACAGGTGCCCATTTTTCCTGCAAAATTCTTAGATCAGACATTTTGCTTTTACTCCTTTGAGTTGTTTGGGTTATTGTTTAAATCAGTTGTTCCAACGTGAGATCGCTTGAAGATATGCAGCCATTGCTGGTGACACGTCTTCAGTTGATTGTTCACCTGAAACTTGGGGGGTTACTTGCTCATTTACTACATGCTTAGGGAAGTAGCTGCTAATGAGAGTTGCGACTTTGTTCTTGAAGTCTTCTTCAGAAACAAATTCTACTCCTTCAGCAAGAGAAGCAAGTTTTTCTCTTTGAGTATCGACAAGACCATCACTCATATAAGAGAGAATAGCTTGTTTTTGATAACCAGCGAGTTTATGATTAAGATCAATATTACGCTCAACCTGTTCGGTAAGGCGACTTTCCATTTCACAAAGCTCCTCAGTCATTGCTTCAACAGCATCAACTTTCTCTGCAGGGAGATTGAGGTAGTTTTCTTCAAAAACTTTTTTGAGACCATCCATGAACTCTTCTGCGATCTCAAGTTTGAGACCTGCATCGAGTGCAACTTGGTTCTCTTCTACCCAAGTAGAGATTGCATAGTTGAGTGTTGCATCAACTTTTTCTGCAAGAGTTGCAATTTCTTCTTGTAGTTTAGTGGAAAACTGCTCTTCAAGAGAAGAAGCGATAGCAAGAACTTGCTCCTCGATTCTTGACTTAACAGCAGCTTCGAAGATTGTAGTTGCTTTTGCTTTGAAATCTTCGGAGAATTCTCCACCTTCGGTAAGGGCAGCAACATCTTCCGCAGCGGAATAATTGATTGCTTCCATACCAAAAACTTTTACATTGTTGGGACCATTCTCTACGCCATATCCAGATGACTTAATTGAAAATGCTGACTCAACACCTTTGGGAGTGGTTTGAGCATCTGCAACTTTCTTATTGTGCTTAGCAGCTTTTGCTCCAGGATTATCTTCACCCTCAGGAGATTCAAAATCTGAACCACCATTATCTTCTTCTGATTGCCCAGGAACAAGAGAAGTAGGAAGTGTAAATCCACTATCTTTCCCGCCACCTCTAGTTTGAGCATCACCAACTTGACCAGTTACAGGATGCATGTATTGACCGATACCAGATGATTGATTAGGAACAATTGCGGGCGTGAGCGCACTTGTGCCAACTTCTGACTCAGTTACAAGCTCCTCAAACTTTTCGTTTAAGTTATCTGACATTTGAGATTCCTCGTAATACTTACTATATGTTTATTCTATGATTATTTATGAAATTATAAACTTTGTAAGAAGTGGTTAAAAGCTTTTAACGACCTCTCTTCAATATTTTTTCTGGTTGATTCAGAAATATATCTTTGGTATTTAGCAACATTAACTTCTTTTATGATACCATTTTCCCAAATCCACTCTTTTCCTTCCATAATTCCGTTTACAAATGCATCAGGTGCGGAAGGATCTGCAACAATATCAGCAGCAGTAGCAAGCATGAAATCATCACGAACATAATTAGCTCCATTCTTTTCTTCAATAGAACCCATACCTCTTGAAGAAACACCAAGTTTCACTCCTGATTCTAAAAGTGACTTAGCAATATTTCCCATTGGTGTATTTAAAATTTGTGCTTTGCCAACAAAATTTGTTCCTTCTGATTTTAAAGAAACAATTTTATGGGATACACGATCTAAATTTACAGTAGGACCATCGGGATGACCCAGTTCACCAAGAGCACGACCAACATTTACATATTGCTCATTGTATCTGCCAACTTCGCGCTCAAGAACGCTAAATGGATAGACACGACCATTACGATTTTTAATATCACCTTGAAGGAATACACCTTCGATGTGCAGGATTTTTTTGCCGTTTGATTCTTCTTCGAGGATTTGAATATCCTCAATACTCTCGGTGATTAGTTTCATTGGTCTGTTTCCTCTGATGGGGTTTCTTCTACCTCCTCTTCAGGAGTTTCTGGTTCATCAAAGAAAGATTGTGCAACAACTTGCTTATAATCTTTCATTGCTTCCGCTGCTTTTCCATAAAGGAGATCAGCGATTTTATCGAGTGCTTGAACTCGATTGCCGTCACGGACGGCATTAACTACTTCAAAAGTGTCCATGTAATTTACCTATAATAAATTATTTATTTTTCTGATGTTTTAGGTTTTGGTGAAGCAACTGGTGCAGCTGGTGCAGGTGGTGGTGGCGGCAATGCTCCGACTTCCAAACTTGCTGCGTTCATTAGATTTGTGTGAATAGGATCAGGAATCTTACCTTCCGCAATTTCATTTTCCATTTGCTTAGAAATTTCTTCGTACTCAGTATCGTTTTGCATGAGAACTTGTTTTCTAACATACTCGATTGAGTAATACTTTCCTAAGAAAGGATCAAGAGCAGTTGCAACTTGTAAACGATTGCCCATCAATTCCGCTTGCTTAAGTTCTTCAAAATGATTATCAAATTGAAAATCATATTGAATATGTTCTTGCATTTCTTCCCAATCTTCTGGAGCAATAACTCCTTTTAGAATGAGTTGAGTTTTAAGCATGTCATGGAATAGTGCGCTAAACTTCTTACGAAGGCGCCCAATCCATTTAGCGAACTTAAGTTCATCACGAAGAATCTCAGATGAACGACCAAGCGAGAATCCTTGGTTGGCATCATCTAAACGCGATGGAGGAAGGTTAAGTGAGTTATAAAGTTTCTTTTTAAAATACTCTACGTCTTTGAGTTCCCCAAGATTTTGCCCACCAGGGAGAGTAGTAATTTCCGTTCCTCTACCACCCTCACGACGAGGGAGCCAAAAGTCCTCAAGCATCGACATATGCTTTTTATCATCACGAATCTCTCCTGTCTGTGCGTCATAAACAAGTTTATTTCTGTAACGCGCCATTACCTCTCTGAGGTATTGTTCTGCTTTTACCTTAGGAAGATTACCTACGTCAATGTAGAAAATTCTTCTTTCTGGTGCGCGTGATAGTCTGTAGATAACCAGGGCATCTTCAATCATGCGAAGCTGGTTAAGTGATTTGATTGCTTTGTGTAGGAAACTCAAGACCATTTTTTTGTTGAGGTCTTGAATACCAGATTGAATATAAGTGATTGAATCATTTGCAATCTTGACGCCACTCGTTGCGTTGTTAACGTCGAAGGTTGAACTGATGAATCCCTTAGGATTATACATGTAGTATTCTACATAGTTTCCAAAATCATATGCAAGTGCATTAGAAGGATCTGCTGTATTTGCTGATAATACTTGCGCTAGTCTTGGATCTTTGTTTTGAACTCTAACCTTCTTAATCTTCAGTGGGTCGATGTATCTGAGTTCTGTAATTCCTGCTTTAGGATTAGCCAGATCGACCACTTTATGATAGTATATGCGACCGTCAATATACCAAGTTCTAAAAATTTCATGTGCTCTAGTATCAAACTTTAAAAGACGAAGAATATATTGAAACTCTTCTCTAATCTTTTTCTTGATTGATTCGCTAACTTCTAAGTTAGATAACTCGATAGCAACTGGAGTATCATCTAAACTTGAGTTAATTGCTTCGTTAACAATTTCATCAATAGCAGAGTCAACTTCTGGATGCATTGACATATCACGATAGCGCCTAATGAGATCAAACTCATTACGCGCTACTCCATCGATATCTACGTATGAACCAAAATAACCACCTGCTACGGTGGTTACTGCATCATCCGCTGAAGGAGGAATTGGGGATTGCCCTTTCAATTCCTCCTGTTTGCTTTTGATTGAAAATCCAAATAGTTGACTCATAATTATATTGTTGACTTTACAGTATTTATAGTTTATGCAATTGAGTTATTGTAGTCAGTTGCATTATTTCCAGCAGTCCAGTATTGGAGTTGGAATTCAACAGTAAAATCTTCAATCTGATCATTGCTATCATAAGCAACATCAATTTGAGAAACGTTAGTTGGGAAGCAACCAACTAAGTTATAACTTCTTAGAACAGATCCACCAGCGGTGTTATCTCTTTCTAATTGTTGAATGTAAATATTTGCAGTATAACCTGCATTTGGATTAGGAATAACTAACTCAGCAGTATTTGCTTCGTGTGCATTGATAGTTCTCATCCAACGCTCCATAGCGTTGCGAATAACAAAGTTTCTATCATTGATGAAAGTTGCTGTCCATGTATCAAATGTTCTGTCACCTGCAATCTTTACAGTTCTTCCTCTAAAAGGAACTTCGATAACACCTAAGTTTGATGCTGGTAGAGCAGCAGACTTACACATTAGATTAACTAGTTCCTTCTGATCTGTGCCAGTAGGAAGACCTACTGAACCAGCTGAGTTAGGGAAATTAATTGTTGCTAGGAACAGATTAGGGCGAACACCCTGATTAATCTTTCCTAGAAATTGACTTACACTACTTGTAATTGGCATTGATCTTTACCTCGTATTTAAGAAAATTAGCGACCAGTTACTTCAGAAAAACTCACTCCAGATCTTGTAGCAACAAAGGTAATTGTGATGTAGTTGATAGAACGAGTTGGTTTTACATAAATTTCAGCAACAAATTCATTTCTGTCGATAACATCAGCAGTATTGTTTGTTTCATCACAAATAACTAGATAATCTATAACACCTCTTTTTGCTAGAATTTCAGCAAGGAAAGAACCTGTTGCGGAAGCAAACGATGTGCGAGTTGATTCATCGTTGAGTTCAAATAGAACTGTTTTAGCAAGTTGGTTAACTCTTTTCTCGATAGCGAGGAAGAGACGACGAACGTTGATTCTATCAAATGCACTTGGAGTTGATAGAGCAGTTTTGTCTCCAAAGAGTAGAACGCCTTGACCAGGGAAAGAAGCAATAGGATTGATTCTCTTTAGGTAAAGCTTGTCTCTATCAGTCTTTGTTGGAGTATAAGCAAGTTTAACAACGTTCTTTAGGTTACCTCTTGTTGGACCTGCAGGTGAGAACCAATCTTCTGCAATCTCAGAAGTTTGAACACATAGACCAGCAACATCACCGTTGCAAGGAATGTAACGATAAACATCGTTATACTTGTCATAAACATACTTATAACCGCTGTCGAACACGGCATAAGAACTGCTAGTTCCTACAGTATCAAAAAATCCAATGATATCATCTCTTTGTGCAGATACAGAACTTAGCGAAACGAAACCAGAATGAGGAGAAACAAAACCAATGCAATCTTTTCTTGCTGCAGCAAGATTGATAACTTTCTGTGCTTTGGTTACTTGGTCTGCTTCAACAGAAAGACTACCACCACATAGAACGAAATCGAAATCAGTATCTTCTACATCAGCGAATAGATCATATGCAGCAGTGATATCAGAAACGGCGGTTGTGTAAGCATCTACGCCACCAGCGAGGGTAACATCTGATTCTCCAGCAGCAGCATTTTCTGGACCTGCATAGATGTAACGTGAACGTGTGTTAATTACATCTTTGTAGTAATTTGAAGCACCTTGAGCATCTTTAGCAGTTGTAATTCTAGAAACATAAAGGAATGATTCTAGGATATTGTTGTTAGCATCCAGAACTGCGATGTGAAGGTCATCAGCGCCACCTGGATCGTTAGCAACTGTACTCCAGAGAGTTGACCCGTAGATTGTAGCAGCTGCATAAGAAGCAACGCCACCATCAACTACAGCAATCTTTAAACCATTTGCCCAAGTTCCTGCAGTTCTTGCAGCAAACTTCCAGTCGTATGCACTGAAACCTGCAGTGAATGCATCCTTGCTCTTGATTAAAACTGCAGTAGCAGTTGTATCATCTACAGCATTTTTGAGTGAAGTGTCTTCTACTCTTACGATCTTTAACTGACCGCCATATGAAAGAAAGGTTGAAGCTGTAAACCAATCTTCGTAATTACTTGCGTTAGGGGCACCGAATGTTTCTATAAGTTCTCTTTCTGTAGCAATAGAAGTGATAACTCCTACTGGTCCTTGTGCGAAACTAGCAACTAAAACAGCAGTATTTGCTTGAGTTGAGATGATAGTTTGTGCAGTTAAGTCACGCTCTCTTAGAACAATTCCAGGTGATACTTGACCTGCCATGTTTGTCTCCTCGATGAATTAGTTCATTTTTTAACTACAAATATTTATGAAAAAGTGTATTTCAAATGGGGAAACAATGCATGAACATCCTACCAATCAGGATATTCCCACATTTGATTTTGTTTCTTGCCGCGATTGCACATAATTCTTTTTATAGTGCAGTCTTTACATTCATATGAGTATGAAGAAGGAAGATATTTTTTTGATTTACGTATTACATAATAATCAGTCATAAGATCTTTGATTTCTCCACAGACCCTACATTTTCTTTCTTTGAATAGTAAGTGGTCTAAAGAAAACTCATCTTCGATATCCATCAAAAACCTACCATATACTCTACGTCTGCATAAGGATTTCCATATCCATCTGTATACCAAACATTACCATCATCATCTACAAATTTTTCTTCGCTATCAGTGATTCCATCCG